AATATAAAATCCCATCCATACCGGAAACAAAAAAAAGAAACATAACTCCGAAAAATATACTCTCTATTTCTCAATTTGATGCAAAAACAAAGCGAACTGTAATTTCAAAGGACGTTTTTTTGCTTTCTTTTCTATTTGTTGGGATGAATACTGCTGATATTTACAATCTCAAAAAAGAAAACTACAAAGGCGGGCGTATCACTTACAACCGGCAAAAGACACACGCCAAACGAAAAGACAACGCAAAAATATCAATCAAAGTAGAGCCAGAAGCCAAAGCAATAATGCAGAAATATTTCTCGGAAAAAAATTCCGAAAATCTATTTGACTTTTGCCACCGTTATTCCACATTTCAAAACTTTGTTAAAAGCGTCAACTTAGGGCTTAAAACCATAGCAAAAACGCTTAAAATAGATGAAAGTATATCTACATACTATGCCCGTCATTCGTGGGCTACAATCGCTCGAAATGACTGCAATATTTCAAAATCCGATATTGCAGAATGTTTAAACCACTCCACAAATACAATCACTGACATCTACATAAAAAAGGATTGGAAAACTATTGACGTTGCGAATAGAAAAGTAATCAATTTTGTTTTTCGTGAAAAATCCGTGAAAAATAATATTTCAAATTAGCAAAAAAACTTATAAAATTTGATGAAAATAAGAAACGGCAATCTTTGAAAAGTGCCGTTTCTGTAAGTGGGAGTTGACGGATTCGAACCGCCGACCCTCTGCTTGTAAGGCAAAATCTAAATTTAATCTATTTCGTTTTTATTCAATATTTTACAAAGAAGAAAAAATTTTGTCCGTGAAAAAAACTAACTTTTTTCCCAAAAAACTGTTTTTTTCCACCCCAATTTTTCTAAAATATTGCCCATCCAAATCTCGCCGATTTCTCCATCGTAAAATCGTTTCTTAATTATAGATGCGTTGTGGCGCGAATATCCAAGTTTCTTATACCATCCACTACGCGAAATTTCCATCTCAAAAACATCTCGCGTATTATCTTCATTTGTCAAGGCATCAATTTTTGACAAAAGGCTATTTTTTACATTTTCATAATCCATAAATACAATATTGTTTTAATTGTTTCGTTACCTTTGTTGAATTTCTACTATTGTAGATATACCCGAAAGGGTAGGCGGCTTTATGCCGCCTTTTTTAATTTGGTAAAATTATCTGCCCATCCACAACATCAACAGGCATTAACAGCATATTAATTTCTTTATCTTTCATCCATTCAGTCATAATATCGTCAGCATCGTCCACATCATATCCTAATTCATTTGCAATTCTATTAATTGTATCAATAGTACATTCATAGGTTTGCACATCATTTGTTTCAACGTTTTCTAAAACTATTGAGGCAGTGCATTTACCCCAATCTTCTGTAATGTTTTTAATTTTATACATATTAATATTTTGAATAATTTTGTCTTGCATAATCTTTTATTTCTGATTTATCAATATCGCCAATGGCTGCAAGTTCTTTCGCTTCTTCTAACATATCATCATAGTTACTATTGTTATGTCTTTCGCTTGCTGCTAATATAGCGAATGCGTGGTTTACATCTTCTATCCTGCGTAATGGGTTTTCTCTTTCCATTTTTCTTATTAATTTGTCTCTCATTCTGCTTGGGTTTTTCCAATTTCTTTCTTCCATTTCTGCAATTCTTTCTTCTTTGTATTCAATCTTTTCTTTTGCAATTATTTGAGCATCTTCAAAATCAATTCCGGTTAATGATGATAGACGCTTGCACCAACTTTCTATGATTTCTTCATCGGTTCTTTTTCTAACTTCTTTTTTTGGTTTTGTCAAAATACCCAAAAATTCTTTTGCGCCTTTTTCAGAAATTATATAGTAATGGTCAAAGTCAGACCATCCATAACCATTATAATTACTTCCAACGCACTCATGACTAATTTTGTGTTTTTCAACGCATTCTTTAATTTTACCTGACATTCTTACTGTTGCAAGTTCTTTAATTTTACCTGATTTTGTTTGTTTTTGAATGTGGTTTGTTTTCATTTTTTTATCCGTTCTTATCACATTTCGGCTCGGTTTTGAATTTCTAATTATTGTTTGTTTTTAAATCTACCGCAAAGTTATATAATTTATTTAACACTCGGAAAAAAAAGTGATTTTTATTGTAATTTTATTGCATTGATTTATAACAAGTTAGAAAATAAAGTGATTTTTTTTAGAAAAAACATCAAAAAAATGCCTAAAAAAAAGAAGTTTTTTAGCGAAAATGCAAAAAGGCGCAAAAGTGCGCCTAAAAACCGACAAAAGTTTTTAAAGAAAGTATGTGCGGCAAAAATACTATAATTTATAATAATCTCTTACATTGTATAAATTATCCTTGTCTTTCAATTTGTCAATAGCCAAGTCATACATTATAGGTATCATGGTTTCGTCCGGTACATCAGAGGGGTTTTTAATTCCTATTGCATGTGCAATACTTACAGCGTGGTCACTGTAATTAGCAGATATTGCTACCCAAAGCGCACAATAATTGAAAATACAATTTTCTTGTTCGTCCAATTCAAGTTCTTCAAGATATTCCAATAATTTATCGTGTCCCCATTTAGCCGCCGGGTGCATAGATGTTACAATTTTAACCGCTTCTTCTTGGGTTACAAATTGCCGGTAACGCATGCCGTCTAACTTGTCAATATATTTTTTTGCAAGGTCGGGATGGTTTTCGCAGAAGTGAATAAACATATCTTTTGAAACGCTGTAAAACATTTCTTCTTGTTTTTCGGTTTCAATTTTTTCTACAATACTTTCGTATTTTTCTAACATTTCCATAATAGTAATTTTTAAAGATTAGTCGCAAATTTCACAATATCCGCAGTGGTAACATTTTCCATTTACCATATCTGAATTACATACGGGGCATTGTTTCATGTTGCTATGCTTTTGTTGTTTTTACAGCGGCAGCAGTTGCCGGTGCGCTTATTTGGTTTAAAAAGGCATCATATTCCGTTGCCGATGTTATAATGCTATCAATAGATGTGTATCCGCTTACATTTTGCATTACAATAGTAAGGGCCGCAAGTCCGCTATCAGTTGAAACGGCGGTAGTATTTACAAAGTCGGCGAGTTTTTGCGCATCTTCAATGGTTACATTTGCCATATCCACGCCGTTTCCTCTGCTTGTTTTGGCTTTCATATCAGCCAAAAGTTGTAAGATTTGTTTGTTAATCGTATTCATTTTTCGTTATTTTTTTAGATTTTTCGGGTAATTTAATTTCAGATACTTCAATAGATGTTTCCTTTTTATTCAATAGTTCTTTGATTTCAGACATTTCGCCGATTAGTTGGGCAAACATTGCAGGCATTAATAGCGTTGCGCACATTACTTTTGCGGTGTTATCCGGCTGTAAGTTGCAAGTACGGCAGTTCATTTGGCAAGTTAGATTTTCCATAATTATTTTAGATTTTTAAGTTTAAAAACATGTTTTAAAATTGAACCAACTCCATTCCGAAAGACATCAGACAAAATCGGCTTAATAGTTTCTTCGTTTTGTTTGTATTTGCTATAAAATTGCAACAAGTCGCTTCCGATTAAGTTAACATCGGAAGCAATACCACTAATTGCATTTTGCACATTTCTCGCTTCGTTTTCGTCTTTACAGAAAACTTTAATCTTGATGTGGTAAGGATTCAGCATTTTCAGTTAATTCTATTGGTTCTACATTGTTTAATTCATATACTTGTTCATCGGTTTTTTTTTCAGTGAGTTTGTTTCCGGCAGCAACCCCAAGTAATGATGTTGCTGCGCCAGATATTAACCCAACAACAAATTCCCCAAGTTTTGGGTATTCGTTGTAAATGTCGCTCCCCTGTTTGATAATGATTTTTGCCTTTTCAACAAAGGATTTAGGCGCTTCCTGTGGTACTTCTGTAATTCCGCGAGCCTCAATAACTAATTCCGATAATCGTTTGGATTCTTCAACAGAATAACCCTCAAATATATGGTAGTAGTCAAACGTGCCTCTTTTTGAGTTAAACATACCGCTTTTTGCGGCGAGTTCGCGCATTTTTGACACATCCTTAACTTCCGATGTCTTTTCTTCTTCCGTTTCTTTAAACCTTTTGAACATATTGAAAAAAATTAAGGGGCAGGCTTCCCCACCCCGTTAATGATTAGCAGTTGCAATTACTTGTTTTATTCAAAGTTGTATTTGCAAGGGTGTAGGTTGCAACCTCTTGAAATTTTTGGTCGCAGCATCCTTTGCGGTGTCTATGGTCTCGGTCGCCACATCCGCAGTCTCTATCGTGGTCGTGTCCATAGTATCCGCACCCGCCATAAAGCAATCCGTCGTTGAACATAATTTTTCCATAGTCGTGGCGTTCATAATCGGAAAGTCTTGCTACTTCATGTTTTAATCCGTTAATGGCTTCCGCATTTCCGCCAAGCGTGATGTCGGTGTTCTTTTCGGTAGTTTTATCTGTAACGTTTTTTCGTACAAACAAATTCCAAAGAATAGCAATTACGATAATTGCACCCACAATACCCAATACGGTTGCGAGTACGTTTGCACCTCTTTTTGTTTCGTGCAATTTGTGAACATCGTGCCCATAGTTTACGATGTCTCCTGTTGTTATAGTTTCAGTCATAAAAAATAATGTTTATTTTTGCCGTCTATTCACTTTCGGCGTTGTGGAAATTCGCGATTTTCAAGGCAAAAGTGAAATAAAAAAAGCGGGGCAATCCCGCTTTCTAAATATCATGTATTCGCCTGCTATGCAGTAACTTATAATAGAATTTTCACTCTATTTCATATATTGTTTTGCGTTTTCAATATCTTTTTTGTTCCATACAACAACCTCTTTTTTTTTCTTACCTTCTGGCAATCTTCTACGACCTATCCAATTGTAGAATGTGGCGTGCGAAATGCCGCCAAGTTCTGCGCAAGCCTCATCAATATTCATAAAATCTTTTTGTAGTGTCATTTCTCTAATTGCAAGCAATTCAGATGCAAATAGATTAATTTCATCAGCCGTAAAATCACAATAACCTTTTCTTACAAATTTTAAAGTTTCTATAAGTTCAACAATTAATCTTTTTCTTGCTGCTTTTAACGTCATTGTTTCTCGCTCTGAATAACAGTTTCTATAATTCTTGAAAATGAAATAGAATCAATAGAGTATGACTTGTCTCCGCTTGTCGTTACGGTTCCTTTGTTTCCCTTATTATTCACTTTCATTTTTGATTTATCGGTTACGTTGATTTTGACCTCAAAATTGTAGGTTTTCAATTTCAAAAGTTCAGATATTTGCGCGTTTTGCGCTGAAATTACCTCCGATTGCTCTTTACGATGTTTTTTCAAACTTGAAATGTGAAACTGTTGAAAACAGAATGCAGCAACTAATATCGCTATAATAATGTACGGGATTGCTTTAATTAGTAGTTTCATAAATGCAGTATTTGTTTACGATTATTACCTTTTCTCATAGATTATTTTATTTCCAGATACGGTTCAGAATTTACAAAATACCCACCTGTATATGTTTTTCCGCTCCACCTGCCTCCAACCTTTACACCAAAATGCAAATGCGGAGCTGTGCTCGCACCGGTGTTTCCGCTTTCGGCAATTTTTTGGCACCTCTCTATTTTATCTCCAACTGCTACAACACCGTTATTATTCAAATGAGCAAAACTAAAGCGCATGGTTTTAGTCGCATCAGCTATTATTAGGGTTTTGCCTCCGGTAGCATGGATATAGGCTTCCATAACTTCACCGTCTATTGGTGAATATACCGGAGTGCCTACCGGAGCCGAAACATCCACGCCGTTATGGAATGATTTTTCTTTTGTAATAGGGTGTGTTCTTTCACCGAATTTGCTTGTTATTTTACCTGTTATTACTCTCATTAATTGTTTATTTTTTTATCTGATTGATATGCAGGCAGTATATCCGAAATTAGTACCCCTATTTTTGCTCCTTCATCTTTTATTTTAGTAAAATCTTTTGGGGTCGAATGTGTGTATTCAATTGCAAGTGTTCCTATCCAATAGTCAGCGTTATTCGTTAATCTAACAAAAACAACGCTTTTAATCGCTCTGCGCGACGCTTCAGGGAATAATCTGTAATCGCTTATTTCTTCCAATTTTTTATAAACGATAAATCTATTTTCAATCCACTTCTTAATCATACTTGCCCACTCACTCATTTTGTAATATTGAAAATTGAATTTTTGAGAAGAGACATCACGGGCAGGATTCAATACTTCGTAAGATATTGATATGAATTTACGGTCATCTTCAGGGTGCGGCTGCACGATGCTTATTCTATCTGCATCAATATTATATAATAATTCCCATAAATAACTGTAAATCTTTGAAAAAATGTAACTCATTCTTATTTGCCTTTCTTTTTCCAACATTAGTTCTTCCTCGTGCAATGCGTGCAACTTTTTGTCAAATTCTTTGTCAAGGCGGTCAAGATGGTGTTCGTGCGCACTCTCTTTTCGTTTCATACGAGATAAAATAATAGGTACAAAAAGGGCTGTAATTAACCCGCTTGCCGCTCCAATTATACCTAACCAATCTATATTACCCATTTGTTTTTGTTTATAGTGTTAGTGTGGCGGTTCATAACTCCGCCACCCCTAACAATTATGAAAAAAATTACACCACGTTTTCTTCATGCGCAGGTGTGTCAATATTTAGTTGTTTGTTTCTGATACTTTTATAAATCCATTTTCTTTTATAAACGTTTCAAGGCTTTCGTATTCGCTCCAATTTTCTACATCGGCTTCTGGAGAAAATACTTCCTTCGCAGTGATAATATCATAGCGTTTCTCGTCTTTATTGTATTTTCCGTTTTCGTTTTCTTGTACTTTAATTAATATTCCATTTGACGGAACAATGTTAATTGTTTTGATTTCTGTCTTTTTCATGTATTTATAATTTTGATGTATTGTTGTTAATTTGCCAATGATATTGTTATATTTCTTTGTGTTGCTAAAACTTTTGTTTCGTATGAAAGCCTGTTATATACTTCACGAACTATCTGTATAGTTAAACCTTCTTCATGGTAGCCGAGATTATCAATCATTCTATAAAACCCCGATGGAGATAATATATATGAATCCTCTAAATCCACAAAACTATTAAAAATAAATCCCTCTTTTACATTCACAGAAACAGTGTTTTGTGGTATCCAATGAATAGTATTGCTACCATAAAACATATTAATCGTTTGTAAAGAATAACAGTTTACGTAAGCATAATTATTTAAACTTTTTAAACTACAATCACCGAAAGTTATGTATTTTAATAATACATTTGATTTACCTAAGTAATTTGAACCAAATGTAAGATTATTTACTATACAACCATTTCCAAAATAAACATATAAGCAGTTTCTATTTGTTTCATTTGCTACATTGCATGTAATATTTTTACTTGTTGAGTACACCATAACCCATCGAGTGCTATAACCATTTGAGCATAGTTTATCCTTCTCAATATCCCAATAATGAGTACCAAACTCAATATATGTAGCTCCGTCTGATGTCTTATAGTAAGTTCCTTCTCCTCCACCTAAATTATCAGCATCAAATACAAAAGTAGGTAGCGAATCGTTTAGCAGTAAAATAAACCGTTTATTCGGGTCTTTGTCTTCTTTAAAGATTTTCTCAATGTCCCACCAATCAGGGTGTGTCCGAAATTCTCCTTCTTTTGGTGGTGTCGGTGGTTGCGGAGGAGTTACGCCACCACCAAACTTAAAAAAATTTATTTCTGAGAGCAATGATAAAACTTCAAGTGAAGATGTACATACTTTTCCGTTAACTTCAAATATATCAAAATTACCTGAAAATTCTTGGCGTGTTGTTGCATCTTCGGCTAATACTCTCACTATATCTCCGCGTGCAGAGCCTGTCCCTTTTATACAGATAAATGGCGTTTTATCATCTACCGTAATAATAAATACATTTTGTGTTGATACAATTTTAATCATGATTCTATAATAGTTATAAATTGTGTTCTTTTTCCTGATTTTACTCCGCATGGTGTTAATTCCCTACATGATTTTAAGAATTGAAAGCAATCTACCATATAACTATCTGCTATTTGCTTGTAATATTGATAATTGCTTTCTGTTTTTTTTATTTCTACTAATTGTGAATAGTTATCCGTGTATTCACGGTATCCTGTTTGTCCGAGAATAGCACCTTGTTGCTTAATTAAATGTGCATATAGGTAGTATATGAATGCTTTTTTTAATCCTTCAAATATAAATTTATTGTTGCAATTGTCTGAATATTCTCCGCCTTCCCATAATTTAAAATAGCACGAATACTCATCTTTTGTTTTTAACCATTCAATTAATCCTACATAATAATCCGGTATTTGCTGTTTTATCTCAATTTGCATAATATTTCCTATTACCGGTACTATTTCTTTATCCCAATCAATTTCTTTGCTTGTAATAGGTGCAATTTCATAAAATTCTTCTCTGTTAACTATCTCCATACTCTAATTTTGAAATAGTTATTAATTCTTGTGGAATTTCATATTTATAATTTTGAAGTACTTTTTTAAATAGTCTTTCAAAGAACTTTCTATATTCTCTTGTAACGGAATTATAAAATTTATACGCTTCAATCATCTGTTCAGTTGAGAATCCAACACTAACATCTTCACATCGTAATATTGGTGGCTGCATAAATCTACGCCCTATATTTCCTTGTACAGATTTTTCAGATTCAACAAATGACTTATCAAAGTTTTCACCGGATATTGGCTTAACTACGGGAACTTCTGATTCGCTTCTTGCTGTTACCGCTATTAGATTACTTGCGTTTTCTGAACCTTGCGCTTTTTTTAGTATATTCGTATAAAATTCAAGTTCGCTATCGTCTGCCTTTTCTTTATTGTCTTTGTTTTCCCCTGTGCTTTCAAAAAAAACAACTAATGCAGCGGGGAAAAATCCATTATTAGCATTTCTATTCTTTATTACTGAAATAGCAGCCTCAGTACTCATATCAGCAATTATAGGCAAACAAATTGTATCAGGATAAGAAAAACATCCGTTGTTTCCAGCATATAAAATTGTTCCCGTAAAGTTATTTAATCCTTTTTGTGATTCAATTTTTTTTGCTAAAACTTCTTTGTTGTTAGTAAATGTTGCTATATATTCTATTTTATCTTTACGAGGTTTTTTTATCCACTCTTTACTGATTGCAATTTTTTCAACGTATCCTGAATCATCCGAAATACTAAGTCTTGTATGTTCAAATGGTACATATTGAATTTCTGAAACTTCATACAATTCATTATAATTACAATGTAATACACATCCGCCGAATAAAGCATAGTCATAAGCCAAAAGACAAAAAATATCATTAATGTTTTGTTCTTTACGATTAACAATAATATTTTCCAAATCAATGGGAAATCCTTTTCCAATAATAAACTTCTTCATCACATCTAAGCATGATGAAGAAGTTTGAGAATTTTCAGCAAGCATTAATAGACGATTAGGAAAGTCGTTGAATTTATCAAAATACTGAACATTTAGGATTTTATCGCTAACTCCAAAATCTATTTTTTCAGTAATTTTCAAATTTGATATTTTCATTATTCATTTTCCGTATTATTCATTTCTAAATTTTCGCGGTCTTCCTCGTTTTTTTTTTCAGTGGCTTCCGGTTCTGTTTTTAAAATTTCAGTGTCTTCCGGTTCTGTTTTTAAAATTTCAGTGTCTTCCGGTTCTGTTTTTAAAATTTCAGTGTCTTCAGAATATTTTTTACTTATCAATTTTTTATTCAATTTTTCTACATACTCTTCCATATCTGAAATAATAATATCCTTTTCTGATATTTCGTTTTGTAATTTTTCAATCTCAAATTTTAATTCAATAATATCATTACTTAACACATCGTTTTTTTTTGATTCTTTATGTGTTTCCGGTATTTCAGAAAATTTAATTTTCTTTTCAGGATATTCTTTCAAATAATTCTCTGCTACACTATCAGTAATATTTATTGATGTATAAATTATACCCTTATAGTTTATCGAAACACCTCTTTTTAATTGGTATTTTTGTTCTTTATTTTTCATATTCTTGTTATTTTTATTTAAAATCGAATTTTGTATAGCAAAATATGCTTCTTTATATTTTTTTGGACAAGATGATAAAAGGTTTTTATTAAAAATTTGTTTGTGTATTTCTGCAATAATAACCTTTTCGTCGTTACTAAAATCGCTTTTATGTGCTCTTTTTACAATATTATTATCCGTAAAAAATTCGCTACTAATCGGCATATAGAGATTCAAATTTTGCAATTGTTGTCGCAAGGTCTGTATCAAATAAACTCAAAGGCAATCTGCCGCTAAATTTATTTTCAAGAGTCAAAATTATGTTACCCGCAGAATCTTCCGCAACATAGTCCTGCGAACCTGTAGGAACAACAAGCGGGTCATCATATCCGAGAATTTCAATCTTTACAGTTTCATCTGATTTTTTATTCATTACAAGTGCGCAGAATGAACCATTTAATATTTTATCAATATTTAACTTTGCTTTTGAGCTTCTATCAAATGCTACAAATGCAAATGTATGTTTTGTACCATTTGTAAATGTACCACTTACAACTTCCCATTTTGTACCGTTGAGACTATCATTTTTTTGTTCAACTAAATATCCTCTTATGTCTGTATCGGTTTTAAGAACAAAATCTTTGTAAACATTATTTATTGGGTCGTATGATGCTTCTGTTTCAGCAATATTAATATCTTCCGTATTTACCAAAACTGCTTTCAATAATCCAGCCTGCGGTATATTATTACAGTCAAACAAAAAATCTTTTTTTAATTTACTTTCGCAATCCATAATAACCTCCTTTATAAAGCGTATGATACTAATTCTGCCTCTACTACCGATATTCCCATCTCTTGCAATCCGTCAATGTAGAATTTCTTACTTTTTTTGTCTAAAAAGGCATCGAAGTTTTCCATTCTATCTCTTGAAGGTGTCCCGAATTGTAAATTATCAGCAGTTGTATAAATAACTCTGAATGGATTTTTATTTCCAAAACAAGTTAAAATAATTTTATCCCATTCAGGTACAGGAATTAAAGTATGTCCCAAGTAATTAAATGTTCTTATTCCATTTTCTTGTACAGAACGAGCCTTTTCTGTACAACAACCTTCTTCTTGGTTAATAAGGTCAAGTTCCATTTTTGTTAAAAATGCTTGGCTTACATAAATTCTTTGTCCTGTTTCTGAACGTAATTTATTAGATGCTCCAAGAATCACATTTTTAAGAATATCAAAAGTATTTACACTTGAATTAATTGCTTTATCGGTAAACTCATTATCCTCAATTTTAACGTAATTTATTTTTTCGCCATTTGCTTTCATCGTTTCTAATTGCGGAAAAACACCATCGCAAAAATCAAAAAATTCATGGTCGCAAGTTAAATCTTCATTTTCATCTGCATTACTATCACCAAACCAAGCATAACGCATATACATATCGTTAATTTTGTCTTCTAATACCGGTAAAATGAAATCCATAAACTCTTTTGCCGTAATTAAATCAAATTGTTCAATTCCATGTCCTACTCCATGCGCCCATTTTTCATACGCTACTTTAATTTCATCTGAACACAAAGGAATACGAAAATCGGCACCACAAATAACCCATTTTTTACCGTCTGTTTTTAATTCAAGAATGTGTTCATTAAGTTCACAGTTTCCTTTTCTTCTTTTGCCAATCATTGAATCTGAAAAATACTTCAAATAGATTGGGTCGCCTGTTTTTACATTATTTACAACCTTAAAATAATCGCTTATTTTACCACTTTCTAATGTGGATTCATAAACAAGCATATTTAATTGTAAAATCTGCTCCGGCGTTAATTCTTCTAAAAAATTCAAATTTACACTCATTATTTTTTTCTCCTTTCTTTAATTTGTTTCATTTTTTCTTTTGCCCACTCTTCAGTTTTATTAATTGAATTAATTTTTTGTTTATGCCTTTCTTCGGGTGTGTACATGCTTACTGATTTTTCTTTGTTTTTTAATCTTTGGTAATCTGTTAGGATAGTTTCCATAGATTTTTCACTTTCAATCAAAAGAGTTGCCGCCGTTTGTCTTTCTGATTTTATCTTTTCAATTTCTGTTTTCAGTTGCGCGTTTTGAAGTTTCAAAGTTTTCATTTCTTCCGTATCGCTATCGTTTCCGGCAGGAATGATTTTAGTAATTTGTATAACCCCGTCAACATCTTCAATTACGATAGTTTCTCCATTGGGCATCAACCACTCGCCAATAGGAGAAGCAATATCGCCAATTTGTGGCTCTCCCACATCTTTGTCAATTTCAACTTCTGTTCCGTCGGCAGCGATTAAAATTAACATTTTTGGATTTCTTTTTTTCTTCAATCCGATGTTTTCAAGAAACATCAAAATCTTATTTTGTGTTTCTTTAATTTCTTTAATTTCATCTTTCATTTTTTCATTTTTAGGGTTTTCATATAATAAAATTGGTGTTAACTTTTGGTCTAAATCAGTAGCAAATCCAAATTTTACAGCTTCTTCCGGTGTAATAGTCGTTTCTATATTCATCAATGAATAAAGTGTTTCATCATCAATATTTGTTGTTTCTTTATATATAGATGAAGCCTCTTTTTTTGTTTTTTCAAGAATTTCAGCCATATAAATAAGTTCTTCCGATTCAATAATTCCTTGTGGATTGTGGAAGGCGGGATTATGAATTGTCATATCGCAACCTGCAAACCTTTTTTCACCAGCGCAGAAAATAACTGATGCTATGCTGTTGCATTGTTTTTGAGAATAGGTGTAAATTTGTCTCTCTTTATAGTTTTTCAAGAATTTATAAATTGAAAAACCCGTATCAGAATCACCACCCGGACTATTTATTACAACTTCAAGTATTGGTTCGGTATCACTCTTAACCATCGCTATAACATCCACTAATCCTACTTGGTTATTTTCTTTATTATTACCAATAATACCAGTAATGTATATCATCGCTTAATTTTTCGGCAATAATATACTAAAAAAATGAGATGTTTGTTACTTAAATTGGTAACTTATATTATATTACGTTCAAAATCTTTTACAATTGTCCACACATGCTTGCGGCTTACGTTTTTTTCATCAGCAGTTTTTGATAAACTTTTTGAATTACTATAATGGTAATAAATATCAATATTCGCCGGTAATGATGTAGATATTAATCCTGCACGTATTAACTCATTTAAATTGCTAATGCTTTCAATTAACTGTATTTTATTCATATCTTAAATCGTTTACTTTTACAACTCTTTCGCCAACTTCATTTATTTCTGTTACTGCAACATATTGAGGCGGTATATTAGGTAACTCCTCTTTTAATGCCGCTTTTACTGCTAAATACATATCATCTTTATTATTAATTAACCCAACAGCCTGATTCATTCCTTTAAAATCTTTGCCATCCATAAATGATTCTATCGCTTGTAATATGTTTGGAAATGCTGCTGTTGTTTTGGCTCTAATTACAGTTTCACCCTTGCTTAGATTTGCCGGTATGCTGTCGCTCGTTCCCGTTCCGGCACCTTGAATATTAAAAACTCCACTTGCAAATTTTGGTGCTGATGGTACATTTTGTTTATTGATTTGATTTAATGCAGCGGTCATACCTGCAATTGCCGATGCAACAGCTGCTGCAATTCTAATAGCAACCGTATATGGGTCACCTGGTGTTGCTGCCGCTATTGCCCCTGAAATCGCCGTTGCAGTATTAATTCCTATTTCTACTAATGCTAACGCTTTTTTGAATGATGTAAACTCTTCATTATCTCCAGCAATAGCAGAAAGAATATCACTCATAGCACCTTTTAATGTACTTAAATTGGAGAATAATTGCTGTGTTCTTTGTTGTTGTAATTTCATTGAATTTTTAACAGCATCATCTACTTTTTGTTGCTGTTGCAATACAAGATTAGTATATTGTAAGTCTGTTAATCCTAATGCCTTTTTTGCTGCTGCATCCATAGCAACAAGTTCATCTAACTTTGCTTGTTCGCGTTCAATGATTAATTGCGCCTTTGCATCTTCATTCTCTCCAAGTCGAAGTAATTCATTTTCAAATTCCAATTGCTTTTCTTGTGCCAATAGCTGTGCCGCCTCTTTCGCCTTTGCTTTCTTCTCATCCTCAAAGGCTGTTTTCATTGCTGCCGATTTAGCCTCAAACTCCGCCTCTACTAATTCCACCGATACGCCTTTTTTTGTTGCTGCTGTTATGGCGGCTTGCTTTTCCTTTTCAAGTCTTTCAAGTTCTAAATTATATCTTTCTTCGCTACCTTGCTTTGAAATTTCTATTTTAATTCTTAATTCTTCTTTTGCAACTTCTTCAGCTTTTTTTAAAGCATCTTCCGAATATTTATCCTCAATTGCTTTTATATAATTGTTATATTGCTCTGTAAGCAGTTTTTTTAATTCTGCCTTTTGTTTCTCGTTACCTACAATTGCCTCTAAATCATCTTTTAGTTTTGCTTCGCGGATTTGCTTTTCTGTATTCTCTCCCTCTTTTAGTAATAAAAGTGTTAGGTCGCGTATTTTCTTTTCGTTATCTAAACTTATTTTCTTTGCATCCTCTGCACGTTTTTTTCTTTCTGCAATTTCTTTGTCTGAAATGTCCTGTAATGCCTGTTGTGCTGCTTTTTCATCTGCCGTTACTTCAATTCCTATTTTTACTTTCGTATCAAAACCTTTTACTTTGTTTTCCATCTCTTTAATAACATCGTCTATTTTTCGCGTTTCGCCCTCAAACTCTATCTTTTTATTTTTACCCAATTCTTCACGTTTCTGTTTAAGCTCATCGAGTTTATCCTTATAACCGTCCAACGCTTTTTTATTTTCGTTCAATTCGTCCGCTTCGGTTTGGTTTTGCTTTCTTCGCTCGGTTGCGCTTGCAAGCCGTAAATCTGCTAATTCTTTTTCTGCTTTCTTTATTTCGGTAGTTGTTTTTCCCTGATTACGCATCCTTTCAATTTCGCGCTCCATAATACTTTCAACTTCTTTATTTATATCTTTTGACCGTTCCAAAAGTTTTAAGTTCTGTTCAATAGTCTTGTTTGTATTTATTTGTTCGTCTGTGTGCTTTTTTGTTGAACGTGTAAAAGCGTATATTCCCAAAACAACTGCCGCTAATGCCGCTGCTATTAATACGAGCGGGTTTGCCGTTGCAATTGCGTTAAATATACCCATTGCCGTACCTGCACCAATCCAAGACTTTGCTTGTAATGTATTTGCTACCGCTAACGCCTTTGATTGTAAAACCGCAATACCTGTCATCAAATTGCCTTTTACTGATAATGCTTGCTGTATCTTTTGTATAGAAATTAAAAAAGTAATTGTAGCCGTTAGCGTTTTCATTGTCTTATCCAGACTTTGGTTTTCAATTCCCATTAATGCACTTGCCGACTGCCATGCACCATATACAGAAACACCTAATTTTGCCGCCGATATTAATGATTTCATTCCCGCTGCTTGGTCGCTTGCATATTTTACAGCCGCTGTCGCTTGGTCTTGTGCTAATTTTAATTCTCCCGCCGATGCTGCCATATCTTTATTTGCCTGTACACCCGCTTTGTATTGATTATTTAATGTTTCAATCTCTTTTGTGAGAAGTTTTGCATTTTCGGTATTCTCGCCATTAAGCCTTATTTCGTTTTCAAGTTCTTTATTTTTCTCTTCAATATCTGTTTTTAATCTTACATTTATTGCGGATTGATCTTTTATGGTTTTTATCATTTGCCTATATGACAAATCAACATTTTTATTTGCTTCAATAATAACACCGTTGCTAATACTTACATCTCCTATGACTTTCGCAGCCTCTTTGTTTGACTGTGCATATACTTTCAACGTTCTTTCGCCACTCTTTACAATTTTTTCATACCGGACCATAGTTTCTTGATTTTGCTTTATGGCGTTTGCGTTTTCATCAAATGTTTTCTTACCATGTTCCGTTGTTAAATCAAGTTCTTTGTTTGCTTTTTTAAGAGCGTCAATATTTTTTTTAAGTTTTTCGTATTCAACATAAGCAGTGTCCACATCTGCTCCTATTTTTAAAATAATGTCTTTTAATTCTGCCATAATTTTTTATTTTTGCGCGTTTTTAAATTCTATGTTATGAAAAAATTGTTATTTGTTTTGTTTTTACTTCCGATTGTTTGCTTTGGGCAAGTATCTAATATTTCTGATTCTAAAACAAAGCAGCAAAAAAGAGATTCAATTGCTAATGCTGATTTTAATAAGAAATTAGATGCGTATATAGGTGTAGAAATGTTAAACCCTGTACAATATACTACACCCATATTTGTTGACACCGCAGTAGTTTTTACTGAAACCGGTATTTTAGATTTTAATAGAAAAGTTGGTTCATCTTTGATTACAAGTGGAGCATTTTTGTTAGTTGGAACAACACTGCATGTTATTAATTCATCACTTAAATCTCCAAACAGTAAAGATTTTCCACCAGATGGAAAAAAATATAACTCAGCATACGAATCATTTTTATCCATACAAAAGACATTAAATATAATGGGATTAACTTCATTTGGAATTTCATCTATTTTTTTCATTACATCCGGTGTTTTATATGCAAAGCAAATACAATTGAGAAAAAATATTAAAATTATATCAAGCCCGAACATGACAACCGTACAATTAAATTTCTAATCTTAAAAGTTCCACATCACAAGTACCACCATATTTGTATCCGCTAATTTTACTTAACATAAAGTAGTATCCGAACTGTTCCAAGTATATAGGTATTTTAAAATCTAATTCTTGTAAATCTTTCCTATTAATTACCATCGTACATGTAATTATTTTTACCCTTTTTAAACTATCAATTATAGGTTTTAAAAATTTGTAAACACCATTATAATAATTATAATCTAAAAAATCATTATAAGTGCCCTGTAAATTATGCAATGTGTATTGTGGATTTGTATACTGTGGATTCATTGGATCTACAACATTAACTTGAATGTATCCTTGATAATAATTTCCTGTTTTAAATACAATTTTAGGATTAGCATTATAATCCAATATCTCTTCGTTATTATCATATTTTACATATCCTAAATCTACAGCAGGTGTATATAATCCACTTGTATGATTTATATTGTTTGACATTGAAAATATTTTATTTTCTAAAAAAATAGACTCTTCATTAATTGATACTGCGTTAAAAATACGGTTACTTAAATTATTATAAAGTTCTTCTTCTTTCCATTTTAAATGATTTATTTTTCCTATATTTTTCTCAAATTTAAGCGTCTTGTAATTGTTTTTCGTTATCGTTACAACTTTTTTACTCCAATCTTTCGCATATTGTAAATTATTAACAATATCAAGCGGTGTATATAGTTCTATCTGATTATTTTTTAATTGCATAAACAACCCAAAGGCTTTAAATATCTCAATCAAAATATCTTTTATTGAATTTTCTCTTTGAAAAATAAAATTATTATCCAAATACAAATGCTCTTTTAAATCAATATTAAATGAATTGTTTTTTACTGGAGTTATTTTAGCATCTATATTGATATTTTCTATTTTATATGAAAAAAAATAATTACTTAACGGGGTTGGGTCTGAACCTATTAATGAAACGTAATAAAATCCTTTTTTAAAATCACTTTTAATATTTATATGTAAATTATTTACATTTGATTGATTTATATCTATAAATGTAACAGGATTAGTTTCATCATTTATTACGGGGTTGGTGTCAATGTGTCTCATATATCCATCCGAAAAAGTACCTGTGTTATTTATAAAATTTGACATTTGCCCTCTCTTTTGTTGATGAAACATTAATCTTACTTTATTTGCCAAATTAATAACTCTTGCGCCCCCTAAATCTTGAAAAAAAGAAAGCTGCCCAACGCTATTTTGGCTATATGAAATACTTAAATCAATTTCATATAGTCCATCTGAAGGAATATAAAAACTCTCAAGCCCTATACCAGTAAATTCGTTTTTTTCAATATTTTTTATACTTTTTGCAAACCATTTTAAATATGTAATTTCATTTGCCGTATAATCAAATAACATTCTTTTAAACGATTCTGATGTTTTATTTTTCATTTGTACAATAATTTCATCTGTTGTATTAGATGTGTTTATTTGTGGCAAAACAGCGTTATTCTCAATAATATCTTTAATCTCACTATTTATAACATTAAATTTTATTCCAATTTTTTCAAAATATTTATTTATTACAGTAATCAGTGGAAAATAAGGGCGCATATATTCTAAATTATATGTCAACAGGTTGTTTAATTCTCCTGTTATAGTTGTGTATTTCTTTTGATATTGTGTATTAATATCACCAGTATATACGCCGGCTTCTTGCCATAGTATATTTGATGTATCTATTAAGTTTAATTTCGTAAAAAGCCCAAATTTTATATCTTTAACTTTTATATTTTCCGCATCTTTTAATGCAAGGGAATTACCCCAAGTCAAACAACACTCGTAAACATTACTAACCGCCAGCACATAGAAGTTTCCATTTTCAACTAATAGCGTTTCGTCTTCATAATAATGTGCGGCGTGTATCTCATAGGGAAATACGCTCGAACTGTTTATATCATGTATTTGTTCAAAAAACATTTTATTCTTTGCCGTCATCGGTATTTTAATGGTTTGCGAACCACTTCCGGAGGGTCGCATATCGCCAATATTAGCACATTGATAATTCAATGTTATTTGTTCTTTTTGGTCAATATCTATTTCTGTATAATTTATAAAAATACGTTTCATTTTGAAAAAATTACATTAAAATCAACACTGTGTATTTTGTTATTCGGGTCAATATTTGGAGTTCCTGAAATTCGTACAGGAATCCAATCCAAACCAACGGAATAAAAATCTACATATTCAGATGTGAATAAATCAACAATATCCGGCAAACAATCTGTTTCAATATCATTTGCACCGCAAGTTAATTGTTTTCTACTATCTTTATCTAATACTTCAAAATCTCTAAAATCACTATCAATTATGTTAGATTTTATATTTATATCAAAAAATGTTTCATCTATTTTTTCTGAGTACTTATTACATCCGAATAGATAATATGATAACCCACCTATACTATTTTTCCAACGCAGATAAACATTTTTTTCTGATTTTAGTTTTTCTAAATCTACGTCAATAACATCATACAAGTATCTTTTTCTATCAAACGCTTCTATTTCAAAATACCCTCTATCGCACGAATTAACATCAGGCAATATGGCTCCGCTTCCATCAATTGTATATGTTGTTAATACTCCTTCACTATAACTAAAAAATTCTACATTTATACTTGGCGTAAGTGTTGAAAAATAGGCTAATAAGAATGGAACGTTTTTATATATTTTAATCTTTGTATTCCCTGTTAAAAACCTTTTTTGAGGATTTTTAATAAGTGCTTGTGGTTTTAAATCATAAAATAATATTGTGGACATATTACCATTTGGAATTTTTCCAAAACATGTTAAAAATTCCACCGAATCTATAATTCTAAGATTATTTGTATTTACATACTCGTAAGATAGGTTTATTTTTAAATTATTTTTCTTCCATCTGTGATTAATTCCATTTGAATACTCGTACTCACTCCCTTGTATATAATTTATTTTAAATGCTTCTCTTATTATAGGAGATAAATTAACTTTTGCAATATTATCAGTGTTTGCATAATGTTTAATAATTCGTTCATATACCAATGTATTATCTACCGAATCATAGCAAGATATATGCAAATTTAAAGCAGTTTTGTGTTTTATATTTTCAACAATAAAAGGAACTGGTGACAGTGCAAATGTATATTGTTCTGTTATCATATAATTGTGTTTAAATCGTTAATAATAAATTGTCTTATTTCTGTTATTACTCTGTTTTTTATTCTTTCTATTGTTTCATTAATTGCCTTTTGGTATATTTCTATTTCATACCCATATTTTTTCAAAAACGAGCCATGTTTTTCTATTGAGTAAGCTACTGCTCCTGCAAATTTGTTTAATCCTCGTTCTTGTGGCGTAAAACGGTATTTAAAGTTTTCAGATTCTTGTCTTTTATATGGGATAGGGTCTATTTGTAATCCTTGTTTGTTTTGCGCCCACTCTTTAATTTTATCAATAAAATTATAAGGTATTTTTCCTGCTTTTCTACCGGTAGTAATTGTTGAAAAATACGCACGTCCTAATAATTGTACTCCGTTTTCAAATTCTTGAATTTCTAAACTATCAATTGTTCTTCCACTCGCATTTGCTCCCTGCGAAATGATATTGTTTATTATCGTTTCTTTTAAAATAACAAACTCCTCATTAATTATTTTTTTCAATAAATCTAAAAGTGTCATCGCATTCAGTTATTATATCTTTAAATTTTGCAGTAAATTCCAAAATAACACAGTAGTCAACCGTTTTATAATAATACCAACGAATAATATCGTTTATGTTCCAATCATGTATGGATTCAAAGTGTTTTTTTAAAATCAAAAATATTTGAAGTAATTCATTTTGTATTCCCTCTAAAATTAATCCTTCAATATCTTCAATTCCTTTTTTAAGCGCACGATAAATAATAAAAGTTTCATTTGTTGTTATGTTGTTAGTGTATTTGTTTCCTGAGTTGCATTGGTCGCTTTCGCGCGGAAGTCGTAATAATGCTGTATATCCTTCCGGTAATGATTTATGCACGCGGTCAATATTGTTATATGCGAAAAATGTTATCTCCGGTATTTCTTTTAATATTTCTTTGATTATTTCATTTACGGTCATTTTTTCTTATTTAATTGTTTATTATATTCCCTTTGAAATCTTACTTTATCCATTTCATCTTTTAAGTCTGCGTAAATAAAATTATCGCTCCATTGCTCGACCTCTCTGAATGCACTATACCCATATTTCTTTTTTCCCTGAATGAAATATTTTATAACAAAGTGCCGAATAATTCCATATATTCCCTGCCCGATGTTTTTTATACCAGCGTTTATTTCTTCTTGTGTGTATGTTATTTGTAATCTTTCATCTCTTTTGTTTCTCATTTTTAAATCTTCAATAACAAGTTTAACAAAAGGATATGTTTTTTTTATGGGATATAATTTTAGAATAAAAATAGGTACTTTTGTTAATCTACTATAAACCGAATAAAATAGATTACCTTCGCTTATTTCTTCCATTAGCTTATTACGATGTACAAATTTCATTCTATCAAAATCTGTATTTATTTTCCAAAATAAAATACGCTTTGGCGGAGCTTCTGTTATTCCTTCTAATATTTTCGTTGGAGTGAAAGGAAGCCTGTGGAGTTTTCCAACTGTGATATTTTTGTAATTCATATCAAAATCCTATTTTTACTCGGTTAATAACTTTTTGTGATAATACGTATGTTTTGAACCAATAGCGCGCCGCGTCAATACCGTGATTGTTTTTGTCTTCCGGAATATTCAATATTTTACCTGTTCTGTCTTCCAGCCATTTGTAATTTTTCAACTCATTGATTAAGTTTTTTGAGTTTTTTGTAACAAATATTTCGTATGCGCTCATCTCGTTTACTTCATGTTCCACTTTTCCTTTTACAACCCCTTTGATATTTATACCTCCGTTGTATATTTCTGTTATCAAGCGAGGGTCGGCACTGTCGGCAACTACCGGCAACCTGTACGGCTTTAATTTTCCGATAATATCACGCCCAAGCATTTCAGTATTGTAAAAAATCTCATTGAGATAAATAGCATTGTCGCCCATGCCGCACTCAACGGCAGCCGATGGGTCGTTGCTGAATCCAAAGTCCAAACCAATTCCGCGACTGTTTAACCGCTCCGGCATTTGGTCAATGATGGTTATTTTCTTGAATATGACGCTCTCTTTTATTCCGTGAACACCCAAGCCATATATTAGCCACTTATTGCGCCAATAATAATTTTTGATGTTCTCTTTAAAGTCGTAATTTTCTAAATTTGGATTAAAAAAAGCCTTTGTTTTGTACCCTTCAATTTCTTCGCGCTCCTCTTTGCTCAAATATTCGTTGTCTTTGTAAGTAAGTATTATTTTCTCTGCGCGGGGGTCATCTTTCAGGTGTTCATCAACCCAAAATTCTGTTGTAGGGTTGTAGTCAATATAGATGTTCTTTGCGCGTGCTGCTATCTCTCTGTATGTTTCCCATTGTACCTTATCGGCTTCATTTAAGAAAATAACATCGCAGCGCAATCCTTTCCCGATGTCCTCTTTATCGAGACCGACAAAACGGATATTTGAGCCATTGGGAAAACGGTAAAGCGTTTCTCCGATAAATCTGTCTTTTGAAAACCAACCGAGCGACTTCATTATTGCTTTGAAGTCTTTTATTACAGTCAAACGCATTTTAGAAAGCTCGGCAGAGCAAACAATAATATCCCTATTATTCTTTGCCTTTGCGTGATTGATTAAGATTGCTAAAATTGCAAAAGTCTTCCCGGAACCCTGCCCGCCCTGCACAACTCTAATCTTCTTTCTCAACCGCATTATTTTCTTCAATGCCGTCGTTGTCATCTAATGGGTCAATGTTAAAAAGTATTACATTCTTATTCAAATTATTATTTTCATTTTCCGTCTTAATCGGAGCGTTCCACTCTACACGCTTACGATTTCTGAGCCATGCCATTGCAGCCGTTACGTCAGGGGGAACAACCTTTTTTGTTTTCTTCACGCTGATAATATCACCATTTGCGCCGCCTTGTCTTACCTCTTCCGTGCTTTCATCGTATTCAAAACCACGAGCACGTTTAAACAGTGCATTCTCAATAATTAAATCCGCCTCATCTCTGCTAATTTTTAGAAGTTCCGAAAATTCTACATAGTTATTTTTAATCCTGTGAAATGCCGTTTTTCCACAACCTATAATTTTTACCAAATCATTAACCGTTGCGCCATTTCTACACGCTGCCGATATAGCCTCTTCCCTTCCTCTTATCCATTTATCGTAAAGGTTTTCTTCCGGTCTTCCGATTTTAGCCATTTTCTTCCATTTCTAAATGTTCCTTACAAATTGTCATCATTCTTGAAAAAGCGACCGTATTGCAAACATGACTTGTATTAGTTTCTTATACTCACTTTCTCTCCATGGTGAAAATGTTTTTTTCAAGTCATCATTAATTACAGTTAGGTCCGTATCTCTTTGTAAAAGAATATCGCTGATAAGTTTTGAATACAAAGAAACATCGTTTGAATAAACATTAAATCCCATGGAAGAAAAAAGTTTATCCGATGCAAAATTACCCGAACAACCTACATAAACATTACCTTTGTAGCCCTTAAAAAGTTCCTTTAAAACAATTCTTACTTCGGTTGGTGTCGTTCCTAAAAACATGAAATTTGATTAGATTCTACTTTCTTGGGTTTCATATCCCCAAGTTCTTTTATTTCTCCTGTTACTTCGCTAAGCCATTCCGCTACTAAATTACGATGACAAAACTCTCCCTCTTTTTCGTAACAAATCAAAACTATGTTACTGCCCATTTTGCTTAGTTCGTTTAAAACTTCGCTCTTATTTAGACCTGAAAGAATTTGAGCGTATCTCTTACGATACTCTACCTCTCCCATGTGGAGCATGTCTTTTGATGGAGCTAACTTTGTATAAGTTGCACCAAAATAATTCTTAATCGGATAACGTGCAATGGATACAGGAACATAACCCGCTTTTTTGTACTTCTCTAAATTTGAAAAATTACCTGTAAAAATCATAATTCATTGTTTTTAAAAATTCGTGGTAAAGATACAAAAAATATTTATATGTTTCTCGTTATCAGCGTTTTTAATTAATTTTTTTCTTTGGGTCAAGTTTTATTTTTATCCTCATAAAAAAATACCTTTGCTTTATCGGTGCAAAAGTATATATTTTTTGTTACCAAACGTTGTAACATGTTTATTTTCAAATTTTTATATATTTGCTGTAACTTGAATCAAATATAATAAAAAATGCTGCCAAAATTGACAGCATCGGGAAATACGAATAATAGGATACTCTAAAATCACCATTCAACATTGCATATTTTTGCAACCTTGTCAATAAAGGTTTCGCTTTCCCATCCATTTATTTTCAGTTCGCCAAATATTTCTCCAAGTGTGAAATAGAAGCCTGTGTCAGCATTTCTTTCTACGGCTTTTTGGATACGATGCTGCCATCCTTTGTTGTCGTTTAATTCGATTAAAAATTCTTTTTGTTTCATAATGATACTCCCACATTAACCGGTGGGCGCGGCGTTAATTGTTATCTTTTATAAATTTTATCTGTATTAAAGTAATATAATTGCTCGTCTGTATCGGGAAGCGGGAACGCTATTTCACAACAATATTTTAAAAAAATATTCTCATTTAGCGCACTTCCATAAACATATATCCCTTTTTTTACTTGTTCTTTACCCCAACCGTTTGTAACTCCCGCAAAGGTATTCATGTTTGAAAATTCTAAATCTCTATCTTCTTCAATTATAAATATTGCTCCGGTATCGTTTATATGATTAATCAATTCACTTAAAAACTTTAATTCTGTTGTTGTCATATTTCCGCACGGTTGCTGTCCGCGTGCCATTCAGGGTCTTATTGGTTAATTATGATTGTAATATTTTTGTTGCAAGTTGATTTATTGTAACTGCGCCTTTCTCATATTGATAGAAAAGCAAGTCAAAATATCTTTCTATTTTGAAATTTGCGCAAAACTCACTGCTTTTCATTTTTTTTGTGATAAAATTAAAAACTTCAATCTTTGCGGCTTCATTTGTTAAATTTTGATTTTTCATAATGTTATTTTTTTGGTGTTTGTTTCTACCGCAAAGATACATTATTATTTGATATGTTCAACAAATTTCATTAAATTTTTTCTTATTGATTATTAATATGTTACAAAACAAAATGCAAAATTTTTAAAAAAATACTGAAAAATGTGGAAATTTTTGGAAGGATTTTTGACGTTTTTTACAAAAACAAAAAAAGAGACCTATTGCCGTGCTATTTTCTCTCTAACTGCTTCTTCAATAAAATGCGCGGCATCATCTACTTTTGAAAGCATCTCTACAACATCGGAACATAGTCTATATCCGCAGTGAATTTTAGGTTTATTTTCCCTTGATAATGTCGTTGGTTTTCTTCCGGAGCTGGAGCGGTAGCCACCTCTTTTTTTTACTTCGGTAAATTCCACCGATGGCGCAAAAAACTTGCTCCCATTTTCCAACTGAATAATTGTTGTTACCGGTTTCCCTGTTGGGCTGTGCTCTTTTACAAACACTCCTTTTATTCCTGTTAATGTATGAAGTAATGTATTTTTTTCCATGCCGCGAAAATATTAATTTTTCAAATAACCAATAACTTTTTTCGTCTTTCGGTTGTAAATTCATGCTCGGTCATTATTCTATCGTCTAAATTACTACCGTCAAAATATTCAATCTTATATTCTACTCCGTTGAAACAAATGTGAATTTCGGTAATTATCCCATCTGATTTTCCAACCTTTGTTTGTACTTTTGTACCTAATGGGAGTGCTGTTATTTTATCCATTATTGAATAAATTATAATCTCGTGTAACGCAGTTGCTCGGCAATATATCCCTCGTCATTTCTGCCTGTTTTAAAAAACTATCTTTGAAATAAAATGTCGCGTCTTTAATTTTTCCACATTCATGTATCATCCATCGTAATTCTGTATCGTAATATTTCTTTCCACTTTCTAATCCAACTTTATAATGATTACAGAAATTCATTGTTTGCAATATCATATTTGCACTACTTTGAATATCAATTATTGGCTCAATAGATGCCCATGTTTTAAACCCTGTATCGTGCAGTTTTTTCATGGCTTCGATACGCTCCTTATTAGTAGGGGCGTTTGGTTCAAGTTCATTGTGCCCGGTTAGGGTGAAGCCGAAAGCGATTCGCTTCCCTAAACTTGGTGAATATGGTGGAAGAAATTGTATATGATGATTATAATGAAAATATCGTGCCTCCTTTGTAAGAGTTTTTATAGGCACATTTTCCCATAAGCATTTAAAAATTGCCCACTCTGTTAATTTTGAAGTTTTCGGCAAAAATGGGTCACTTGTAAAAGTAAAAAACAATCCATGTTCTTGCAGCTCAGGTAAATTAGCCTTTAACTCCTTTTCAAATACATCCAAAGCGTGTTGTTCACTTTTAAAACATTTTGCAAGTGTCGGTTTATCGCCACCACAGGCAGATGCAAATGGTGGTTTTTTCAAATAACAGTATGAACACCCATTCGAGCATCCTACATAAAAGTTTACTGAATATTTTGCGTACTCTGCCGCTTTTCCTTTTGGTGTTTTAATTGCTTTTCCCATAGTAATTTATTTTTCGTTATTCATTTGTTCTAAAATTGACTGTCTCAAATTCTCATTTGCTTTCGTCCATTCAAATTTTTCAAGCATCCACCGCTTATAAGCAGCAGGGATTTCTTTTATTAGTTCCCCTTTATGCTTTCCGAAAGGCATAATCTCCAATAATTTTAAATTTTGCTTAGCTGATGTCTCTACACGCGCAACATCTTCTTTGGTTACTTTTCCTATGTCATGTATAGGTATGCCGGACAATAGTTTTCCACCAGTCCCAAACATTCGCCAAATGGTGTCTTTTTGAAATACTATATCCTCAACCCGTCCAAATCGGGCAACGTTACCGGCAAGGTCAATAATCAAAGCATCTTTTTTATTTTGGTCAATCCTGGTGGCGCGACCGATAATTTGGTAATACAGGGCTATCGAAGCTGTAGAAATACCCAAAATAATACAGTCAATTCCTGTATAATCAAAACCGGTAGAAAGTACCCTGACGTTGAAAATAACACGGGTATTCCCTTTTCTGAAATCACATATAATTCGTTCCCTTTCTGTTTTATCCATTTCTCCGTAAATGGCTGCGGAGCTTGGATATTGTCGGCTCAACTCTATTGCTTCATTAACAGAAGGAACAAATACAAGGATGTGGCGCCGGTCGCTGTGATATTCTAATTGTTGCTTTATTTTGTTGTGAATGTTGTTTGCATTAAAAGCCATTTGTACACTTTCATCCGTGTATTCCGATTTTGAGGAATTATAAACCAACATCGAAGCGTCGAATCCGGCAGCATTATATTCTAATTTGCTCCAAAATCCCATCTCTACCATCTCCTGTACCTGCCCGACGTGGATAATATCTTTAAAGAAATTGCCTTTTTTTGACTTGCTTGTAAGCATTACCAGCTTTGAAAATCGGTTGCCGTTTAGGTCGGTATTTTGTTGTAATTTTATGGGCGTGGCTGTTATTCCCAGCACGTGGGTAATTTCGCTATCGGCTAAGAAGGTTCCAAGCATACTGTCGGCTTCGCGGGGGTAAAGATGCGCCTCGTCAATCAACATTTTTTTGAATCCGAGTTGCTTAAAAAGTTTACCAAAATTCTTTATACTTCCGATGGTTGCGTAAGTAACTTTGTTAATTTCTTTCTTTCCAAAAGATGCAGAGTAAATGCCTGCGTTTACATCGAAATCACCGCAAAGCGAAATGTACTTTTTGTAGTTTTGTTCTAGCAACTCTTTAGACGGTTGCAATACGAGCAATTTATCGTTTGTCTCTTTTGCTGTGAATGCCGTTAATATAGACTTTCCCCACGCGGTGGGAAGAACAATAAGCGATGGTTTCGTGCTCTTTTCGCCGAAAAAATATATTGCCTTGCTAATTGGCTCTTTTTGGTTTGGACGGAGCGTAATCATTATATTTCGTCATTTGAATAGTAGCTAACACTTTCATCAGGTATAAAAACCTCGATAACACTAAGCTCCTGCATTAACTTTATCGTATTGTAAATCGCGTCATATTCATCTCTATTCATTATGGATTTTACTGCTGTGATGGCGCTTTCAAAAGAAACAGCCTGTACGAGTATGTTTTTCATTCCCGCATTTCTACTTTCGCCATCGTCATCTACCATGGAGTAAATTTGGCATTTATACCATTTTACTTTCTTTTCTCCGCTTTCTTCGTATTCGTCTCGCTCAGTTTCGTACATTCTAATAACTTTGTTGTATTCGATTTTGCTTACTTTCACGAACTCGAAATTAGCATCAATATTCAATTCAAAATATCCTACAATAAAAGCCTCTGCCGCTGCGGGGTGGTCGGCTGTGAGGTAATAACTATTTTTGCATGGTTTGTTCCCGTTTTTATACCGAACATTAAGAGTTGTTTCCCAAAGATTCAAATACTTACTTTGTTCGCCAAGTATAGGAACATTTGAGACTTCAATTTGTTTTGCCCCATTTTCGATTAATAGAGATTGAATGATCTCGTTAATTTGTGTACCTCTGCCACAAATAGGCTCGCTACGTTCTGCAATAGAGACATCACCTGTTTCGTCGTCCGTGATTTCTTCCGTCCACGTGCGTTTTTCTGTTTTAAGCATGTACCAGCCCAAAGCGTCTGATACGTTCATTGTTTGTTTGATTACTTCCATTTTGTTTTGTATTTAAGGTTAATTGTGTTTTTTTTCATTTTTTTCGGATTTGCGTATAAGTTCTATTGCTGTATCTATTTTTTGTTGTAAGTTCATTTTTAAAACGGTGTATCTACCATTTCCTCCGCTGCGGTAGAAATATCGTTAATGTGAATGTCTTGAAAATGCGTTGTCTCTGCATTAAATTTGCAGATAAATTTGAATGTTCCTATATTTCTGCCTTTTGCCACATCAATAAGTGCATAACCTCTCGTTTCTAAATGCAAAAATGGTTCGGGAAATCGTTTGTCGTACACATCTGGTCTATATGTGAATATTACAACATCTGCGGCTTCCTCAATTTGTCCGCTACCCCTTAATCTTGCAAGTGTTGGATATGGGTTTGCCCTATCTCTGCTTAACTGCGAAAGTGCAATAACACAAATATTCAACTCCTTTGCAATATTTTTCAGTCGGCGCGACATATCACCTAAAACCTCCTCTTTTGTTTTTCCCTTTTCGTTGGTGCTGCACAGTTGTAAATAGTCAATAATAGCTAATTTTATACCGTATTTTGCAACCATGAAACGGATTGATGAAATTATACTATCAAATTTTGTTGTTCCGCTGTCATCAATATAAATCGGCAATTTCTCTAATTTTGCAATTCCATCATTAATCACGTTGAAAGTATTTGTATCTACTTTATTGAAGAGTATATCAATTACAGGCACACCTGTTTGAATTGACGTTATACGTGAACACAGCTGTATTGTATTCATCTCGAGCGAAAAAAACGCAAGTTTTGCGCCGTGTTCGGCTATATTCTTGACTATACTCATTGCAAGTGATGTTTTCCCTTGCGATGTTTCACCGGCAATAACTACAAAGTCTGTCGTATTCATTCCTCCGCTGCGTTTGTCGTAGAAATTAAAGCCAGTTGGCATATCCCTTACCGCTCTTTGTGTTTGATTATTTGCAACGTTAATTAGCATTCTTTCAAGCCCATTTCGTATCTCCAAAACCCTATTCGTATCCAAATTGAAAAGGTTTGAGATATTTCTTTCAGCTTTTGATATTAATTCAAGAACATCCCCATCATCGTCGTAGGCTTCTTTTTGAAGTTCAAAAGTCAAGTTGATTAGGTTTCTTCGCATTGATTTTTCGACCAAAATACGGGCGTGATATTCAATATTTGCCGAAGAAACGACTTTATCGGTTAGGCGCGCCAAATAAGATGGGCCGCCTACAAATTCCAACAACTTGGATTTTCTCAAATGCTGCGATACGGTTAATAGATTTATCGGCTCGTTTTTTTTCGACAATTCTACCATTGACTTAAAAATATTGCAGTGCGCCTCTTTATAAAACATTTCAGGCGAAAGGATATTTGCAACTTCAATCATTGCGTTTTGGTTGATGAGAATGGCGCCTAATACGGCTATCTCAAAATCAATAGCCTGCGGGGTTAGCTTTCTGGTAACGCCTAATTGTTGTTCAATTGTTTGATAGTTGTTATTTTTCATCGTAGTTTGTTTTTAGCCAATTTAACAATGTTCTGTAAAGGTTGGTGTATTTTTTTCGCAAATCCTTTCTGTTTTCAATCTGTTGTATAGTATCGGCAATTTGCTCTGATTTGTATTTTTCTTTCAACTTCAAAAACTCTACCTCTGTTAATTGCTGCAAATGTGCAGGATTTGCACAATACGGAGCATTCGATTTTATCCAAGATTCAAATTTTTCAAAATCGGGATTTTTCTTTTTATCTCCGTTAGGAGATTTTTCTTTTTCTTTACTATACTTTACTATACTATACTTTACTTTGTCGCAAACTTTCGTAGTTTTTTCACATTCTTCCGTAATTTTGGTCGGAACTTCCGTAATAATCTTACATTCTTCCGTAATTTTGACGTTTTCAGGAATTAAAACATTAACTCTCTTGGCACGATTACACATGTCTAAATATCGGTTTTGGATAGTTAATGAAGATACAATCCCGCGAGTGAGCAATTCTCTATTAAAGAGACCCACAACACCGCAGTATTGTACTATTTCATTAACCGTATTTTCCTTAACCCCGAAATATTCAGCCACGTCAAATGCAGTATTTTCATCCCACACAAGGAAACAGCCTCTATCTCGGTATATTTGACATAATACATAATCATACACAGCCATGCCGGAGCAACCAAAGCCTTTTTTAAGCCTTTTAATCTTCATATCCTGATATCTATCAGTATCTACATTGTAATAAGAAAGTCCTGTTTTGTAGTTTGCCATGGTTAAAATGGTAGTTCCGCTTCGCTTGAATCAATTAACGCCTTCGCAGATTTCACAACGCCTGTAATAAATCTATCCTCGTTGGAAACAACTAATTTCGCCTGCTCCAAATCTTTGACAAATTTTTGACTTTCACGCTCAACAAACAATTTCGCTTGTTTAATTACATCTTCGGCGCGTTCGCCTTCTTCCGGCTCAATTTCTATGCCGATTACCTCGTTTTGATAGTTTCCTAAATTGAAACATTTCGTAAATTTTACATTTTTTACTTTCATAATAATAAATTTTAAGTGTTAATAATTATTTCGTTTTAAACGATTTACATTTTTGTTTACATTTTTGTTTATTCAACTTGCAGTACGGCTCGGAGTTGAACTTATCAATCATTTTCATAAAACAGTATTTGCATTCTTTCATAATTAACTTTCTATTTCATTTTATTGATAAATAATTATTTACTGTTAAAACAAACTCATCGAGCGAACGACAAACCACATACTTGTAATTACTAAAAGTCGCCGCGCACTCAAATTCTTTTTGAGATTCGGTTTGTTTTCCCTTTTCGGTTTTGATTTCGATAAATAAGCCGTTACAGTGGGTTAAGTGTGATTTTATTCCCGTGTATGTTATTTCGTTTCTTTGGTGCATAAGGAATAAATCAGCAACACCTGCAACAACGCCCTCTGCTTTCATTATCTTTGCTTCGGTTGCATTTCTTTTCCCGCCGTTGGGAATGGCGAAAAGTGTATAACTTGGATATTGGTAGCGAAACCAAGCCACACATTGTTGTTGAAGTTTGCTCTCTATGTGCCTCATACTATTTCACCTCTATTATTTTACCATTTTTAAGCGTGTAAAAAACATCCTCTTTTATTTTTTTATCATCCACTATTCCAGAAAATACATGAATAATTTCATTTTCATTATTTCTTTCTACTATAAAAATAGCACATCCTTTTGCAGCTTTTATTTTTGATTCTCTGCTATTGCATAATACCGCCGTAGAGGAATGGTCATTAGCGACCGCCGTAGAGGAACTGCCACGAGCGACCGCCGTAGAGAAACTTTCATTAGCGACCGCCGTAGAGGAATGGTCATTAGCGACCGCCGTAGAGGAATGGTCATTAGCGACCGCCGTAGAGGAACTGCCACGAGCGACCGCCGTAGA